TTTAGATTCAGCAGATAAGATGGCTAGTAAATTAGAAATGGGAGAATCTTTTTCTGACTATGAAAGAATATTTAGAGAGAATATGCCTGAGTTAAAAATTAAAACAGAAGGCGCAGGTCAATACGACCAATCAATTGCTGATGCTGAAGCAGCTTTGAAACAAAGAGGAGAGGACAAAAAAAATTTAGAAATACTAGAAGACTTTGATGTCGAAGGTAGAACAAAAAATAACATGGGTGGTATCAACAGAGCCAGCTTTGCAAAGGGTAAAATAAAACTTGCACAGTTTTTAGCTGGCAAAGGTAAAGATCTTACCGATGAAATTAGAAAAGCAGTAGATAATATCTTTCCATCCGGTGATAGAAAAATAGATGCCGACAAGGCTCTTGATGATATGTACGAAGAGTTAGGTATAAACAGAGATGCAGTTGATATGAAAGACGACATGAAAGCATATGGCGAAGCATATGATTTATTGAGCGTGCCACCAGGATCACGTGGTGGACCTGATGATATTGCAGCGCCTTTTAGCAGTGAGAAAGTAGAACTGCCCGAAGGCGTTAAAGCAGAAGATACTATTTTGCCAACTGGTAATTTAATATCTAGCAAACTTAAAACGATGAGAATTGCAGACGAAATTAAACCAGGCTTATTTGAAAACTTAACAGATAGACAAACAGAGATTATAGAAAAATATGGTGAATTAATTGATAAAGACTTATTAAAAAATATTGTCTTAGACCCTGATCCAAATAATCAAGCAGCAGCTTTAGCAACTCTTGAAGAAGCAATGGTTTTAATGAAAAAGGGCGTAGGTCCTGATGAAGCTATAGATATATTAAAAAAAGGATCAAGAACAGAACAAGCTGAAGGCGGCCTAAGTTATTTGATGGGGATGTAATGACAGAGATAGCTAAATATAATGGCATGATGAGCTATCTTACTCGTCCACCTAAACCAAAAATGCAGGTTGCAGATTTAATAGATGATCTAGAACCAGGTTCATTAAAAGATGAGTTAACAAAAGACTATGATCCATCACAAGAAACTCACGAAGAATATCTACAAAGAAAAAGTTTAGAAAGACCTTTTAATGCGTCTGATGGTGGAAGTCCTACGGTACCTAAACCAAAACCAGCAGAAGATCCATTAGAAGTATTTAAAAAAAAATCAGATCTTTTTTTACAAGGTTCTTTTGGTTCATCTGATAAAACTTTTTTTAATAATCTAATAGAACAAGAATATGACAAGGCCCTTGATGCCGGAGTCCTGCCCGAAGAAGCAATAAGCTTTTTAAAAGAAAGAAGTGAGATGTATCGAAAACTTGCTGAAGAAGGCAGAATGCAAGGTGAGCCTGCAAAACTAGGACCAAGCTATGGTAGAGAAGATAAAGCGATAGGTGGCGGTGCTTTTGTTGGCGAGGATCTAGGCACAAGAGAAGGTTTTAATTTTTTAAAAAAACAAAAAGCATCTGATTTAAAAAGAGATCAAGATAGAGCAGCTAGAAAAGAAAAACTAGGAATTGTTCAAACCACTAAAGATGGAAAACAGTATGTTGTACGACCAGGAAGAAAAAGAGATCTGTCAAAGGTACCCATTACTGATGACAAGGCTTTAGTAGAAGAGTGGAGAAAAACTTTAAAGAAAAAAAATCCTGTGCCATGGGAAACATTTTTAAGAAATAAATTTGGTAAATCAACAGCACAATCATTAAGAGGTAGAATTAGAAACGATCCAAGTATTGATCTAAATCCTCAAAAAGAATTTGAAAAATTTTCAAAAGGTAAAATGGATACAAGGCTAGATAAAATTAAAAAATTAGTCGAACAACATAATAAGTCTGATAGTCTACTTTACACTAAACAACAAATATATAAAAAAATAGGTGTTGCTAATGTAACTAAAAGAGACAATCCTGAACAACATGCAGCATTAGATGAATTAGATAAACCAGAAGATAAAGTAAAAAAAGCTTTTGATAAAATAATAACAGAAGATTTAGTATTACGAGCTCCTAAATTGAGAGACACAAAAGCAACAATTACTAAATCAAATATTATTTATCAAATGATATCCGACATGGTTTCACCGAAAGGAAAAGAAATAAGTAAAAGATATAATATTGATTATAGATTTATTCAAAAAGTTTTAAATACTCACGATTCTTATTTAAATATAAAAGATGATTTTGATTATTTTGCAAGAGAGGCAAAACCTTTTATTGGTAAAAAATTTAATGAAGCTTTTGAACTTGCTAAATATAGAAGAGGTGGACTAGATATTAAAAATCTAGGTGATTTTGTAGGTGGTTATGCAAAACCAGATCAAAACATTTATAATTTTGCAATTAGACACGCTTACTTAAATCACAGAAGAAAGACTCCTTCAAAAATTAAATTTTTTGAAATTAATAAAAAAGGAGAAAAAGTAGGTGCGCCATTAAATTTTGATGAGTTACCTATGGATCCAAAATCATTTGCTAGAGTAATGAATACCGATAAATATGGTTTTCAATATAAAAATAAATTTTTTACTAAACAAAATTTAAGAGCAGGGGAGGGTATAAAATCTGGATTGTTTGAAGAAGTATATAAAATAACAAAAAAAGGAGGAACGCTAGTTCCTGATCCTAACAATCCTGATGGACCTAAAATTACTTTAAGAAAACTTTTGCAAAATACAAATGATAGATTAACTGTTGGTCATGATGAAGCACTAGGAGGAGTTGCGGGGGAGCCTTTTAAAAATTTAAGAATACAAGGTGGAAAATTTAATGTAGCTATGTTTGCTGCATACAATAATGTTAAAGACCCTACAGCAAGAAAAATGATTGTTAAGAATTTGGTAAGTAATTTTCCAGACGCTACAAAAGATCCTGTCGCTTATGAAAAAGCTTTTATTGCATCTAAATCACAATTAGCAAAAGACATTTTTGATTCACCAAGAGCGGTTTTAGACTTACCTACTTATTACAGAGGTGCAGGTCAAAAAGTTTTAGCAGACATGGGTAAAGACTTTTTTTCTAGACCTAAAGGTTTTAAACAAGACATAGCACAAGTTGCAGATATTGATTTACAAGAATATGAGAAAAATAAAAATCAATATAAAAAAAATCTTGTATTACAACTTGCTAGAAAAAAGAATCTTTCACCAGAAAAAGTTGAAGAAGAAGTAAGTAATGTTCAAAAAGTAATTCGTAAAATGCAGGGTCAAATGAATAGTGGTATGGATCCGAAGTTATTAGTCGAATATCTTGGAGCAGAAGTAAAAGATTTAGCTGCCTTTGGTCAAAAGTATGGTGGTGATGCTCTAGGTAAAATTGGTAAAACAGTTACAGGAATAGACCTACCCATCTTTCAAGTTATGTTTGGTGCAATGTATGATATCGAACAAGATAGTCCTTTGTGGCTAACAATACCTGCAGCGTTTACAGATGAAGTATCAAATATTTTTAATCTTTATAATAAATCCGAAGGTAGATTCGGTTTAGGAAAAGCAAAAGACTTTGGTAAATTTTTAGCAAGTTCTTTTGTGCCAAGAGCTATGCGATCACCAATATTTAAAGCAGTAAGTAAAGTTGGTAAAGCAGGATCGTTAGCAGGTCCTTTGTTAGAAGCAGGAGCAGGAGCATATCGTTTTGAACAAATGAAAGATAGAAGAGACGATGCTATGAGACAGTTTAATATACCAATCGATATAGCAAACAAAGGATTTAGAAATTACATCAGAAGCACTGTGCCGGAAGATTCATTAGGTTATTTAGATGTTGATGTAGACAAAGGCACTGCACCTATTCCCGAAAGCCCTGGACTACCTGGAATTATGAGAGGCATAAAACAATTTGGTTCCATGGTTAATTTAGCTGATGATCCTTATGCAGAAAAAGAATCTATTTATACAAGAGGTAAAGAAAACCCAATGTCATTGGATAGAGCCTTATATCCTAATAGACAAAACTTTGCAGATGGACCACCAGATCCAAGCAAAAGAACATTTCTAAAATTATTAAGTTTGATTCCTGCTGGTATTGCGGGCTTAGCTTCTATTAGATTTGGACCAAAGAAAGTTAAAAACTTAATGACAAAAATAAAAAAATTAAAAAATACCGCAACAGAAATGCCAGAATGGTTTCCAACATTTTTAGATAAATTTAGAAAAGAAGGAAAAGCAGAAAACGTATTTAAACGAGAAAAAGTAGAAGTTACCGAAGCAGAATATAATAAAGCTATAGCAGAGGGCAAAGGTGAAAACTATTACACCGATGCGGCTAGAACACCAGAGTACAAAGCAAATAATCCTGATCACATGGATTATTTTAAATTAGAGGAGACCGATGAATTAATATACACAACATATACAAATGATAAAGTTCCTGGTGTACGGGTTGATGATATGGATGGTAATGTTGATGTGATGTTTGAAAATGATTACTCTCAACCGGTATCAATTAATTATACTGCACCAGGTGCAAAAGGACCTGAAACAGGAAGAGCTGATATTTTTGTTCAAGGCGAATCAAAAATGGAAACAAAGCCACAAGGAGAGTTTGTTGCCAATGATGTAGAAACATATGCAACAGATCCGGATGGAGGTTTTGATACAGAAGACGTTATCGCTAATTCACTTGATGATATGATGGAAGGCACAACTCGTCAGATGGAGGAATACGCAACCGGTAAACCAGTTAAAAATTTATCCAGAGGTGAGGGTAGAGTTATTGAGGCTGAAATAAGAGCGGAACAAGCAGCAGAAAGAGCAGCAGAAGAGGCTGCGGAAGCAGCAGATGACTTTGATTAAAAAACTAACAACCACAATACCACCAAAATCAGGGCCTGTACCACAGGGCTTGAATTTAAACTATAATACTGTTAAAACAGTAAAATTGGAGAAAACAAATGGCAGACATAGACAAGGCTCTACCAAACGAGCCAAGAAAAACAGTTAACGTACCAGGCGAAGAAGAAGTACAAGAACAAGTTGTTGAGGCTATTGAAGAACAACAAGAAGCTCCTGGTCCAGTTGAAACAGTAGAAAACGAAGATGGATCAGTTGATATTAACTTTGATCCAAATGCTGCATCACCAGAGGGCGGTGATGAACACTACGCAAACTTAGCAGAATTTTTACCAGACGATGTTTTATCTGGTATCTCATCAGACTTAAATCAAAAATATATGGACTACACAATGTCCAGAAAAGATTGGGAAAAAAGTTATACACAAGGTTTAGATTTATTAGGATTTAAATACGATCAAAGAACAGAACCTTTTCAAGGAGCTTCAGGTGCAACACATCCTGTGTTAGCAGAAGCAGTAACACAATTTCAAGCTCTAGCTTACAAAGAATTATTACCGGCAGATGGACCAGTAAGAACACAATTACTTGGTCTACAAACTCCAGATAAAGTGCAACAAGCACAACGTGTTAAAGATTATATGAATTATGAAATCATGGAAAAGATGAAAGAGTATGAACCTGAATTCGATTCTATGTTATTTCATTTACCTTTGTCAGGATCAACTTTTAAAAAAGTTTATTATGATGAAGTAGAAGGACGAGCTGTTTCTAAGTTTGTCCCTGCAGATGATTTAATTGTTCCGTATACAGCTACCTCATTAGATGATGCGGAAGCAATTATTCATCGGGTAAAAATATCTGAAAACGAATTACGAAAACAACAGGTTGCTGGTTTTTACAGAGATGTAGAATTAGGTAAACCTAACGAAAAAGAAACAGACGTAGAAAAAAAAGAAAGAGAATTAGAAGGTACGTCTAAGTCTAGAGATGAAGATGTATACACTTTATTGGAGTGTCATATAAATTTAGATATAGAAGGTTTTGAAGATGTAAATACTGAAACAGGTGAACCATCAGGAATAAAACTTCCCTA